AATCCTCCTTGAATACCATCGTTTAAGGATAGGCCAAGGGCTAGGAACAGTAGGGCGATAGTCAGTTCTGTAACGAGTTTCCACATCTTTATTATATTCATGTCCAATGTTTTTATCCATTCCAGCCTTCATTGCTTTTTCAACCATATTTCTAATACCGTCGAAATCTCCTTCTTTTAGTAAGTCTGCAGAAGATAGAATAGCGTTTTTCATTTCTTGATTCTTACAGAATCCTAAAAACTCTTCCTGTATAAAGTCTAGGTCATCTTGAGAGGCTTCGTATGAGTTACGTAATTCCTCTTTTAAGGCTACTACTAATACTTCGTTATCTAACTTTTTAAGTTGTACTTTAAGAACATCCATTGTAATATTGGTATGGTACTTATCAAAATACTCTTTAATTTCATTGATTATCCACTTATGTGAATCTGCATCGAAGTAATGATCATGTAATACGTCTCTAACTGTTAGTAAGAAACTTTTGTCTGTTAATAGGGAACCTAATACTTTTAATTGGAACCCCTTCCCGTACTGCTGTAAACTCTTTAATGTCATCTATAACCTATTTTATATATATTAAATATAATTAATTTTCTGTTAATAACCAACTGCTAGACTGTATTTTTTCGCCTAATCCGTCAATTAATTCTATATCAAATTGTTCGCAAATTCCTCTTTCTGGAATAGTAGAGTTATTTTGATCTCCTCCGTTTGCAAAAGCTAGTTTCATTGAACCGTAAAACTTCTCAACCATTAATCTTAAGGTAGCATTTTGAGTCGAATCTTTATCTATCGAAATCCAAGCCATATCTACTGATGTTAAAGCTCTAATGATTTCTATTCTTTCGTTTTCATCTTGAAAGAATTTTGATCCTTTTAATTCTCTTTGTATATCGTTATTTACAATAACTATGAGAATATCACCTGCTTCTTTTGCTTTTTTAAATAACTCTAAATGACCTTTATGTAGAGGGTTAAAGTACCCACTAACTATTACTGCTTTTTTCATAACTTTCAGCGATTAGTTTTTTAAATTTAGTTGTTGACCATCCATGATCTCTACTTAAATAATGGATTGGAATTTTTAAATTATCACCGGTAAAAGGTTTACCGATATAATCATCACCTAAGAATCTAACATCAAACTCACCTATTTTAAGAAGATCTAAGAGCGTTTCTTCGTACGTATAGCGTACTACATCTGCTACGTATTTAATACTTGTCAGTACTTCTTTACGTTCATCTGCTGATAATATTGGTTTTAGTTTATGAGGTCGTTCAATAGATGGGTCTGTATGTAATAGTACAATTAAGCTATCACACTGTTCTGCACATTCTTTAAACATTTTTATATAACCCGGATGTATTACATCAAAGTTACCTGCAATTACTCCTTTTTTCATTTAACTGTTGTTAATGGTCTAAAATTCTCTAACCAAGCTTCTGTATTCTTAGTTATACCTTCTATTTTATCTGTATCTAAACAGTGTAAAAAAGCACCAACTTGAAGATCTGGTACTACACTCTTAATAACATCTACTACGTGTGTTTTTTCTTTATCATCTAAGTCAGATACATTCAAGTCCATCAACTTATAGTTAGTTTCAACTCTATCCCATTCTGTGATAATTTTAGGAAATATCTTTTTAAACTTCTTTTCTTCTAACTTCTTAGCACATACATCGTATACATAATCTAGAGTAGTTCCTGATTTATTTACTAGATCTGGGAACTCTGCTATAATAGTTTTTATACCTAACCCTTTGACACCCGCTAAGTTATCCGAATTATCACCTAATAGCGCTTTAACTACGTTGTAATTTTCCGGTAATACCTTAAGTTCATCAAATATGTTATCTTCTGTGAATGTTTTCTTTTTAATAGGAGCATATACTTCAATAGTATCATCAACTAGCTGTAAAAAGTCTTTATCTGAAGATACAATAGTACATTTTTTAACATTAGAGGATGATGCACGTTTTGCTATATAAGCAATAATATCATCTGCTTCTAATTTTTCCATTTGTAACTGTTGCACTGGTAAGCAATCTAAATAATCCTGAGTTCTAAGTAATTGACCAATTAAGGCTTCCATTTCCTCAGCTTTACTATCATACAGACCCCAGTGAGTAATTCTTGATGTTGCTCTTTGTGCTTTGTAGTTAGGATCTATATTCTTTCTATTAGCTGACCCTCCTTTACCGTCCCATACTATTATCACCCTTGTAGGTTCAAATATTCTTGTAACGTACCCTAAAGATCGCATGAAGCCTACCAGACCACCTATATGATGGCCTGATGGGTTCATTGCTTTGAGCAGTGAGAAACTACGAATTAACATATTCATAGCATCTATGACCAAGATATGGTCATTGAGCTCTCGGGGTGGGGTTTCTTTTAAGTTATTGAGGATATCATCGTACGCCATTAATCTAAAATGTTAGGCGTTATACGTTCCTCCTCTAAATCACCTTCTTCAATAAGATCAAAGTCTACTGATCCTACTAATTTAAGCCANTGATCTTTATGAGTATCTCGATACTTATCGATNGCCTTTTTATCATCTTGAATAAATCCATGTGAGGTCATTACTACTCTACCTCTAGATTGAACTCCTCCAATATGGTTCTTTTCTACTTGAATATTAGTACGTTTAGCAAATTCAACCTGTAATCCGTTTTTAATAGCTTTAATTTTAGATGTACCTGGGTTTGTAATATTACCAAAGGTAATTACTAATGTAGAATCGTACCACATAGACATTCCACCTTTATTCTGCAACTTAGGTTGACCCATTGGATGCTCAGGTTTCATAGTCCATACTTTATTAATAGCTACTAACGTATTAGTGTAAGGAGAGTTTTCTTTTCTTGACAATAATATTTTCTGGTTAAGGTTATTACCGAATTGAGTCGACATTGCACCTGCATTCCATTCATTATTATTTTTATTAGAACGAACTGATAAATCACAAGGTATAGAGCCTATAGAATCCCAGAAGAAACACATATCATAAGGTAAATTACCTTTAGCTTGCTCATCCATAAGATCAGCCATATAAACTGCTACTTCTTCTATTGTATTTAACGTACCTCTATCTGCATATAAAAAATGACCTTCGTAATCTGTTACATTACCGTTTTCATCTAATACTTCGTCAAATTTAAGTCCCATTTCCTTAGCATGTTCCCATGACCATTTCATCTCTGAAATAATAAAGACAGGTAATACTCCCATCTTCTGGGCATTCACTGCTGCTTCTAATAGTGCGGTAGTTTTACCAGTATCACTATGTCCTCTCAGTAATGTAATATGCCCAGTTGGAATGCCAGGTAGAGAAGTAATATCTTGAAAAGCTTTAGATAGTGGAATCCATCCTTGTTCCTTGAACTTTACGGATGCATTCGAAAATCCTTTCTTCTTCTTAAAATTACCAAGATTAAAACTTTTCTTGATTGCCGCAGATGCGGCTGCTGCTACTTCTTTTTTCTGTTTTGCCATATTTACTCGTTGAATAAGTCATCAAATTTACTAACTGTGTCTTTGTTGCCAGCCGTAGCTGTTTCCAAAGTAAAGTCTGATTTGTTCTGACCTAAGCTTTCTGGCAGGGATCTATCTGTTTCACTTACAGATGATGCAGGTGATTCATCAACAGATCCAGGATTTAAATAATTCTGTAATTGCTTTTTAATGAAGTCGTAATCATACTGAGTATGTACTTCAGTAGGGTTAGGTTGAGTTTTTAACCATAAGTCAACTTGCTCATTATTATCTGATAATGGTGTCTGTTTAGGTTTAATTCTTACGCTAGTTTCAGGATAAGGATTACCTTCTCTCTGTTCTACTACCATATCCCATCCGTTGATTACATCGGTAAAATCTCCAATATCCTCATCTTCTGCTAAAGCAAGTAATGCTTTATAGATTGTTACTCCAAATCCCCATAATCTTACACCTTTATCTTCTTCTCCTCGTACTACTACGGGAGCAAAGACTCTAGTTTTAGGATTTAGTTTACCAGATAGTGACCAATTGTCTTTATCTGATGTCTTTCTAAGTTCTTTTACGAACTCTTCAATTGGATCTTGTTTACCGAAATTCGATAAAGCTACCATTGGGTACTTTCCTACTCCATAGTGGAATTTTAATTCCTTAAAAGGAAATGTAGGATCAAAGGCAGACGGTACGATACGTAACGTTTGTTTACCTAATGATGGTTTCCAAAAGATTTTTGAATAGTCTGTTTTTTCTCTCTCCTGACCATTAGAGTTTAAGGCGTCTAATTTAGCCTTGATTGCATTGATATCCATATAACTGATTTTTAAATTATAACTTATTAGTAATATAAGAAGAAGAACTCAAGGGACCAACTGTAACTTGAATTACTTTGGCTTAAAGTTCAATAATCTTATATAATTTTGTATTTACTCTCTTTAATTCTGGTCCTTTTGTAAGTAGGACACAGTTTCTGTAGTCTTTCCAATTAACTCTGTATGAACTGTCTAGTTGACCGTCGTTCAGACTCTTAATCAGTGTATTTAATGCATTAATTGTATATAATGTATTAGATTCTTTTTTTCTATGTACTAAAATCGTATTGTCTAAGAATGTTCCTACATTTCCAAAGTCAACATTATAAGTACAAATGTACTCATCTTGGCTTTTTGCGTATAAAACAAAAATCTTATTATATATGATTTTATATCTTTCTTGAACCTCCTTTAAGACACCGTCTATGGTATCCTCTGTTGCAAAGGTGCAGAATAATTTGTTGCTCATATCCTCGTTTAAATAAATGGGATCGATATCGTAATCGAACCTCGGCAAGCTAATTGTTGTTACCATATATAAATATCTTTGCTGATTATAAAACCAGGTCTTTATTGAAATTAAATTTAACAGGCAGTGTCCCACCTTTCTCCATTAGTTCTTTTATCTTTTCTAGTGTTTCTTTACCGTCTTCTTTGTGAAAATCAAATAGAAAAGAATCGTAGGTGTACAGTACAAGTTTAGTTTTTTTATCCTGTAAATACCTTAATACTTCTTTTAATATAAGAATATTATTTGATGTCTCCAACGATTGCATCATATAATTCATAAGCTTAGCAGGATGCATTTCTTTTAGTTCCTTAGTAAAAGCTTTACCGGACTGAGGGTTACATACAAAGCCTTCGCTTTTAAACATATTCCACATTTCATCAATATAGCTTTGAATGAGTTTAAATATTTCCATGTCCTTATGTTCCTCAGGTACTTTACCGTATATCGCTTGAAAGTTAATTTGCTTAGCTTCTAAATACTGCTCATCTGATATATCTTCAGTACCGAAGTAATGTTTAGCTAATTGCTTATGTGCGGATTCGCTGGTTAGTTTAAATCCAATTTGCTCACAAAGTAACCTAAGGTGATAACCGTCGAAATCAAACTCAACAAAATAATCCCCTTTCGGCGTGAAAGATTTGCGGTGTTCGGAATTCTTAGGTATAGCAGCGAAATTAACAGAATTGAAAGCATTAGTAGGTCTAGAAGTGACATTGTAAAGGTTGTAAGAGGTTAGAACTGTATTATTAATTGTATTATATAGTGGATTTCTAGGTTTAAAAAGCTCATTAAAAGCACTATAATGTATACCTAGCCCAGGTTGCTCTAATAAGTAGAATACATTTGTTGCCATATTATTATAGAAACTGAATCCATCTGGTATATCGTATTCGATTATTTCTTTTACTTGATCAAATACTTTCTCACAGGATTCATATAATTTACTTATAGGTATTAACTGATTGATGTTAGGATACTCTCTAAATTTATTATAAAAAAAGTTAAGAGACTCATTTTCTTTACTATACTCTAATTTATCGTATTTAGTCATTGAGTAAAGGAGTGATAAGTCTATAGCTCCCTGTAGATTAAAGTGATATAGAAGTTTCTTTTTATCTAATGTATATAGTTTATCGCATTTAGATAGAAGTTCATAGATACGAGTTTTATCTATACTAATACCTTCATCATGGTTTATAGGAATAATATATCCACCCATTGTTGAATTGAGAAATCTAATGTATACTGCTATAGTGCTGGTAAGTTTAGGATGGTATAAATCATTAGACGATATTACATCGACGTAACATCCTAATTTCATTAATCCTTCTAGCGAATTTAATTTTGACTCTTGCTCTACTATATAAAACACTTAATATCCTTTTATACAATATAAGGATTATGTTTCGAGTTTACAAACCTTTGATGGTTTATTTTAGAAATAGGTGTTAATTTTTTGCGGACTAATTTTTCAAACAACTGTTCTCTAGCTATTAATTCATACCAGAATATAGAATCTTTAATATCTAATGCGTTTAATACTGATCTTAAAATATCGTAACCGTTACTATTAGTGTAGTGTTTAGGGTTATTATCTGATTCCTTATAGAAATCTTTTGCTTCTACTATGTTATAGGTATACTTATAGTCTTTATTATCAAGATCAATTGAAAAAAGTTTTTTATTTTGTATTCCTAATATAGTATAGTATAAGCTCTCAAAGTATCTTCCGTGATGCATATCTAGATAAGGTCCTTGATTATCTTCTAAGTACTTTTTTAATACTTTATGAATGTAGTAGTGCATTTCGTGCTGTCCCTGTCTATAGTTCTTATACTCTGATACTTCTAGGATTCCGCTGTATATTTTTTCTTTTGCGTCTTTCAGTACTATAAAACAGGTATCAATCTTTTTAAATACATTTTGAAATCCCTGTTCCATTATAACAGCTTTAGACTTCTCATTTATACTAAAAGTAGTTTTCTCTAAGTACCCTGTATGAGTATATGTATTAATTACTCTGCTGCTTGCTTTTAAACTATAGAGGTAACCGTAGTCAAAGTTACGAGCAGGGTATGCTAAACTAATGGGTATTAGGTTATCATCATGTATCGCATTAGAATCTTCTACGTTTCTCATTTTATTTGACTACAAATTGAGCCGGGTCTTTTAGTATTTGGCTTCTTATACCTGGAAGAACTAAGTTAGCCTGTTTGGTTATATCTTCATTTTGAGCTTTTAGACCTGGGTACAAATATCCGTTCATTATTTGATCTTCTGGATCTCCTTTTATCTTCCATTCAAGTTTTAGGAGTTTTACTGTTGTTCTTCCTTCTCTTTTAAACATTACAAATCTCTTCTTAGTAAGCTCGTAAATTTTACCTGTCCTAGTATCTTTAACAAAATACCTCATTAAGGTACCTATTTTATAATCCTTATCATTTGGTTTTGGATAATAAGTTACAAAGCTAGTTCCGAATCTTTCGTCTTGATCATCAGAACCATGAGAATGAGGTATAACTAAAAGTTTTTCTGATTTGGGAGTAATGGATTCTCCTTTATAGTAATTACCTTTAAAATCAGCTACATACTTACCAAAGTACTTGTTACCTGTTTTTGCATCTTGCAAGGTACCGTGTACGTCTCCTCCTACTATTTGTTTATGTTTAGGTATATAAGCCATTATACGTTATATTTTGTAATTTTACCTTCTGATGCAAGAGCTACTGCTCGGTTAACATCTTTTTTCCCTTCAGTACCTGCACCCCAAGATACATGGAAGTGTTTACCACTTGCTGCTCTTGTAGGATTAGAGTATTCATCAATAAACTTAACATTAGGAACTCCTCCTGCTGCAAATCCTTGTAATACTTTAAGTACTGCTTTTTGATTACCAGTTGAATATGGAGTAATTACAAAATCTAATCCTCTACCAGATGCATGACGACTTACATATGACAACTTATGGTGGAATGCATCATTACCACCGGTAAATATTAACTGTACGCCTGGTACTTCTGTTTTTATTTTCTCTACAATCGCTATACCTAAGTCAGCTGTTTGTTTTGTAATATCTCCACCATTTGATAGCTCCTGACCTTTTTCTTTATAATCAGCCTTAATTAATGCTTGTCTTAATCTATTAGCTTGAGTATGTCCTGCTATTTCTTCTGGTGTAGGCATTGATGCTGCATCTCTAGATCTTGGAGCTCCGCCGCCGCCAGATGCTCTTGCTCCTGTTGATGGAGTAGCTACTTTAGGAGAACCTTTTATTGGGAAAAATGTTGTTTTAATATCTGTCCACCATTGGTTATTTTCTAACGTATGAGATATTCCAGTAACTAGGAATCCATACCCATCATATTTTGAAGGTAATATACCTTTATTAATACGAAACGTAAGACCTGGTTTAAGTCCAGATATACCCAGCATTTTTAACGAAAGTTCTATTGGAATAACCCCTTGAGGTACTTTACCGTTATTTACTATATGCTCTTTATACCCTTTTTGAATGTAACTAATGTTTTGGTTTTCCATTTGGTTCCATTTCTCTCCATCGTACTGCTGATCACTCGCACCAAGACCATTAAAAGCTTTGAATACATCATCTAACTCTTCAAGATGTTTTTCTATTCTCTCATTAGCCTCTTCATCTT